GCAACAGCCAAAGCCATGTCAGTTGCTTTCCGTACTGCGCTACTTCAATCACTATGTCTACCGACTGACGACATTGATCCAGATGCTCAATCCTATGAGCGCTCTGAAAAGGTTGTAGTTGATACCAATGCGGTAGCAAAAGCAATCGCTACCGTTACTGATTTGGATTCGCTCGCAAAGTTAGGTCAATACATAACAGTTCACAAAGATGTAATTGATCCAGCAGTTTTAGAAACTTTGCGCCTTTCTTTCAAGGACGCACAGAATCGCGTAGCAATTACACCGAAGGTTGAAGATGTCCCAGTTGATGCCTGAGTTGCCCTACGCGGGAACCTCGGGTTTTAGTGGCACAGATACCTCACGGGATCGCGCAATCACGCAGGACTCAAACGGAACCACAGGTAGGCGACAAAAAGAAACTTTACAATTTCTTGCCATGCGAGCCAATTACGGCGCAACTTGGAAAGAACTTGCTGAGCAGTTGTCGCTTCACCACGGTTCTGCCTCTGGTGTCTTGTCGGTTTTACATTTAGCGGGTAGAGTGGAAAGACTTCATTTGAGCCGTAACCGATGCAAAATTTATGTCTTGCCTGAGTTCGTTTTAGGTAGAGCGACAGAGAAGCGAAAAGTGAAAAAATGCTGTCCTAGTTGTGGACATAACTTTTAATTATTGAAGGAGAGAGAATGACTTGGGTACGAATAGACGACAGTTTTCCAAATCACCCAAAGATCATTGGTTTAAGTGACGGGGCATTTCGCCTATACATAACGGCACTTTGTTATTCCAATGCTTATTTGACTGACGGAATAGTTCCACAAAAAACGATCAAAAAACTGTCAAACTCTCGTCATATCTCTGCCTTAATCGAAGCAAACTTGTGGGAAAAATGTGGAGATGACATCATAATTTTAGGTTATGAGGAATACCAATTTACCAAAGAGCGAGTTGAATCTGAGCGTAAAAAAGCCGCAGATCGTATGTCTAAATCAAGATCGTTACGGCGAACAAATAGCGTAACTTCGCCCGAAGTTCACCCGCCCCATACCCATCCCATACCCATACCCATACCCATACCCAATATAGATTTACACACATCTCCTTCGGAGATGACATCATTTGAGGAATTTTGGAAATTGTATCCACGGAAACAAGCCAAAGGTGCGGCTCGTACTGCTTATGTAAAAGCGCTTAAAAAGGCGGATCACGAAACCATTATGGCGGGAGTTCGCCGTTTTGCTAGTGACCCAAATCGTCAAGATGAATTTACCGCTCATGCCTCAACATGGTTAAACCAAGAGCGCTGGACAGATGAAGCCTTGCCCGCCAAAGCAATGACCAGAACCGAGAGTTCAGTTATGCGAGCGCTCGAGATTTCTAGGCAACTAGACGGAGTTGATTTCTAATGACTGTTTCAGAGGTAGCAAAACTTTTTGCCTACTGCTGTTATTTTGATGGCAGACTTCAAGCAGACGAGGGTAAGATTCGGGCTTGGCACCAAGTCTTGATCCCTGAAATAACTTTTGAGTTCGCTCAATATCAAGTTGCTCGTCATTACTCAGAGAATGAAACTGTAATAGCGCCAAGCATGATTAACAAAGTTTGGAAAATTCGTGAACGCAATTTGCTTGAACGAGAATCAACCAATACTTTTATGAAAGAACTTGAATACCAGAAATCTCAAAAAGCAACGCCAGAGCAAATAGATATTTATTTGACTCAAATCCGAAGTAATTTCCGAAAGGCGGAAAATGATGTTGAACTGGAAGTTGATTCAGGGGAAGTGGCACCTGACCTATGAACAAATTCCAGTATGCCGTTTGGCAAACATTACGGCTTCACAGTCCGATCATAGAATTTGCCCGCTCTGTACCGATTCTCTCGCAGATGCGAGGTTGAGATGGCAAAGCCTAAACTAAAGGTTGATGATAAAACTAGGTTTCTAGTTCTAGCCAGAGCCTTGTATCAATGCGAGCGCTGTTACGGAAATGGCACCGTTTTCGGCTTCTCAGTTCACCATAGAGTGCCAAGGCGAATGGGTGGCAGTCGCAACGCAGACCTACACAAACCTGCCAATCTCATTGTTTTATGCGGGTCAGGCGTAGATGGTTGCCATGGCTGGGTTGAGTCAAACCGAGATCAAGCAAGAGCCGATGGCTATTTGTTGTTTCGAGTTGATAGCGCCGAACAGATTCCCTTTGTAGATAAATTCACAAACGGGTGGTTAATAAAAAATGATGGGGATAAAGTGCGATTCGACACAAATTTGGATAGCCCTTATGTTTAACCCATGTATTGTTTATGCCAAACAGATGAAACCGAGCAACTTGTCTACCGACTTGAGTTGGCTCAAAGACCTTGGACTACCAACGCCGAGCGCGCTGGCAATCGCTGGGAACGGGCTGAGTTGGTTAAGACTTGGCGCACCGCGTTTCAGGTATTGGCTAGATCAGAGCAGATTCCAGAAATGTCATGGATTAGCGTCACGGCTGAGCCTCACCAAAAAGGGGGTCGCCTTCAGGATGTAGGGGCGTGTAACCCAGCAGTCAAGGCGGCGATTGACGGAATTGTAGACGCTGGAGTTCTACCAGACGATTCATCAAAGTTTATGAGATCGCTGATTTTCTTACCGCCGCAGAACGATAGAAATTCATTGGTGCTTTACATACGAGGAGCAAAGAAAGAGAGAAAGTTATGAACTTAGATTTAATTTTGACTGTTTTAGGATTATCAATTACAGTTGTATTAGTATCACCTTTTTACATTGCGATAGCGCTTGCTTATCACAAAGCAAAAATGAAGATGGACTTAGAGGCGCTAGAGAAGCACCGTTCTATGTTTAATAACGAAACAGAGTTGGATTGGGCAAAAATGTGGGATGGAGAAACAAAATGAGTACCACTATGGAAGCAGCACAGTTAGACGGAAAAGGTTTGGACGAAGTAAAACTCCTTACAACCGCAATGCGAGAACACGCTAATCAGATTCAAGATTTAGCAAAGCGCCGTAAGCAACTTATCTTGCGCCTTCGCAAACAGCGTATTACTTACCGTGAGATCGCTGAAGCAATGGATGTTTCAGAGCAGTTGATCTACAAGATTATTAAGAATGACATTGATCGTGAACTCCAATATGACGCAGACGGAAACATTATTCGCCGTAGAGGACGACCACCAAAGCCAACGGTCTAAGCCTTTACTTAGAGAGAGTTAGGTAAAGGTTAATGAAAGCAAATATTAAAACAGGCGAGATTCAGTCCCTTGCTATTTCCTCGCTAACGGCTTATCCAACTAATCCTCGCCGTGGAGATATTGAAGCAATCGCACAATCACTCAAAGCCCATGGGCAGTACCGACCAATCGTGGTTCAAGAGAGTACGAACTTTGTATTGGCTGGCAATCACACACTCAAGGCGGCAAAGAAACTTGGCTGGAAAAAGATCAAGGCTGTAATGGTGAGCGTGGACTCAGACACAGCCCGAAAGATTGTCTTGGCTGATAACCGCCTAACTGACCTTGCTGGATATAACGAGCCACTCCTAAAAAGTTTGCTTCAAGCGCTACCTGAGTTGGACGGCACAGGATTTACCGAAGCCGAGGTTGAAACCCTTGACCGCTTGATAGAAGGTACCCAAAAGGAACCTATTGGAACCTCTGGGAACCTCAAGGCTGATCCAGAAGTTAAGATCGCCGCTTGGCGCTTCACAGTTGAGCGTGATGGCTATGACGCATGGAAAGAGCAACTTTACGCCGAGTTCGGCAACACCAAGTCAAAAGCGAATAAGGGAATTAAAGAGCGACTTGGCTTCCCTGAAAGAGAACCAGTTACCGCTGAGAAGGTCGCAGAACGCTCCCAGACGAGTTTAGGCGATGTGGAAACCGTATCAGTTCGAGATGTTTTGACACACCCTTTAAATCCACGCGAGGGAGATATTGGGGCAATCATTGAGTCCCTGACGGCTATGGGTCAATATCGCCCCATAGTGGTAAATAAACGGACAAAGCATTGTTTATCGGGCAACCACACTTTGACCGCCGCAGTTCAATTAGGGTGGGAAAAGATCGCCGTTCATTGGATTGATGTAGACGATATAGAGGAAATCAAAATTCTGATTGTGGATAACCGCACTAGCGACTTAGCCACCTATGATTCAAGCGAACTTAACAAGTTACTAACCAATACAAATTTAACGGGAACTGGATTTTCTCGAGAGGAAGTTGCCGAGATTCTCGCAGGTGGCAAAACCAAGCCTGGACACAATCCAATCGGGCGAACCAATATCAGAGTGGGCGAACACTCCATGAGAGTTCATATTGAGGATTTGAATACATGGGCTAACACAATTCAGGGCTGGACGGATATTGCTGAGTTGCTTAGTATTCCTTTAGCGTCTTGTTCGATAGAGGAAGAATGAAAATTCATTTTGGATCAGGAACTATGGACAGGTGGGGCTTTGGAATTTTCTATTGCCGCTACGACAATAGTTTTTCAGTTGAATTCCTACGCTGGTACGCTTACTTTGAAATATGGAGAAACCAAACCGAGGTATGATTAACGAATGACCGAAAAGAAACCAGTTAAAAAGGCTCCAGTCAAGAAGGCTCCTGCTAAGCCACGAATTAACCGTGTCACCCCAGCCAAGAATGGTCGCCCTAGCCTTTTAAACGAAGAGATGCAGACCAAGATCGTTGAGTTGATCCGTTTAGGCAATTACGCAGAGGACGCTGCTGGTGCTGCTGGAATAAATCGAAACACTTTTTTTCTTTGGATGGCTCGAGGCAAGGCTGAGTCGGAGCGGCTCAAGTTAATGCCAGATGCTAAACCGATTGAATTAGAAACCCCCTATGTAAACTTTATGAACGCAGTAGAAAAAGCGCGAGATGAAGCAACGGCTCGCAATGTTGCGATTATTCAGAAGTCAGCGAGTAATGGAACTTGGCAAGCGGCGGCATGGTGGTTAGAGCGCACTCGCCAAAATACCTATGGACGCAAAGAGCGAATTGAACACACAGGGCAAGACGGTGATCCAGTTAAAATGGTGGTTGAAGTTGGCGACTTAGAACAAAAAATCGCTAAGGTGATTGCTAGTCGTAAAGGAAAATAATGAGTGAGCGCTTAGTAGACAGAGTTCTCAACGCGAGCATTGAACAAAGAAACGAAATCTATCTAACGCTTACGGCTGAGGAAAAACACGCGCTTGGCGTAATTCTTGACGCTGAGATCAATAATCCATGGGCAAGATTTGAAAACGATCCAGTTGGCTTTGTTGAACAAGGGCTAGGCGAAACACTTTGGTCTAAACAGCGCGAGATTCTTAATTCGATTCGAGATAACAAGAGAACGACAGTTCCCGCTTGTCACGCGCCTGGAAAATCTCATTTAGCCGCTAGAGCCGTAGCATGGTGGATTTCAGTTCACCCACCTGGAACGGCTATTGCGATTACAACAGCGACAACTTTTAAACAGGTGAGAAATATTATGTGGGCGCAGATTCGCAGAGTTCACATGGCGCATGACCTTCCTGGAGAAATTCTTACGACAGAATGGAAAATGGACGACACCGTAGTTGCCTATGGTTTTCGCCCAGCCGATAATAATGAAGCGGCAGTTCAAGGTATCCACGCACCGCACTTGCTCGTAGTGGTAGACGAAGCGGGTGGTTTATCAGACAAAATTGGATCAGCACTTGAAGCGCTTATGACAGGTGGACACACACGCCTTTTAGTTTTAGGAAACCCGCCTACCGATCAAGAACAAACTTGGTTCGAGCGTATTTGTAATTCGCCTATTTACGAAAGTATTCCTATTGGCGCTTATGACACACCAAACTTTACGGGTGAGGAAACTGGGCAATGCCGATCCTGCCCGCCCCATGTAGACGCGCATTTAGTTTCTACGCATTTAGTGGATCAGAGTTGGGTAGACGATGTAATCGGTGAATTTGGTGAGGATAGCCCGTTCGTTGAAGCCCGTGTGTTTGCTCGATTCCCGCAAACTGGTACAGGCAAAGTTATTCCGTATCAATGGGCAGAGTTGGCTACACAAAACGAGGATCACCTCGACAGCGAAGTAATTCGACTAGGCGTGGATATTGCTTCAGACGGCGGAGATGAATTTGTTATCGCCAAGGCAGACGGCTACAAAATCTCTTTAGTTCACCGATCCTCTGGCAAGGCGAATTCGAACGCGGTTGATGTGGCAGGTGTGATTCTTGAGCATATAAACAATGCCACAGCGCTACACACCGCTCGAGGGATAAGCCAGAAGGTACGAGTCAAGATTGACACTATTGGCGTGGGCTGGGGAGTTGTATCGCTATTAAAAACATGGCAAAACGAAAACCGCCACAGCGCTGAAATTGTGGCAGTCAATGTCGCAGAGCGCCCAAAGGATCAGGCTAAGTTCAAAAATCAACGCGCTGAAATGTGGTGGAATACCCGATCACTCTTACAGCCTAAAGACGATAAACAAGATTTGCGCCTAGATGTTGATAGAGCAGTTCTCGCCCAGTTAGCAGGTCCGACTTTTAAATCTGATTCGTCTGGTCGTATCCAAATTGAATCTAAGGTAGATATGAAAAAGCGCGGAGTTCACTCACCTGACAGAGCCGAGGCGATACTGCTTGCCCTCTATGAGAACAAGACAGTTCACCAACCGATCTCGCCTTTATCTTTTACTCAGTCAAATCCGTGGACACTTTAAAATCGCCTAGAACAATGTCAATGGCTTTTTGAGCCATAGCGCCTTCGAATAAGTTATCGCAACGGGAACAAACGCATATCGGCATCATTTTAAATTTGATTTCTTTAGCGATCTTAACCCGAAGTTCCGCCTCGTTCATTTCGCACCTGACACAATCTCGATAGCCTCATGTAAAACTTGGCACTTATCGCATGGCTGGCAGCCATCTTTACAAGTTAAAGATTCGAGTTTAGCAAGAACATCTTTCGTTGAAGCACTCATGAAGCGATTACGCTTTCTGGTTGCTCGTCAAAGACTGTTTCAAAGAGCAAGCGCCCGCCTTGCCAATTACCCCAAGAACCGTCTGAGGAAATCGTAATGTCGTCACCAATTTCATGCTTGAGCAGAATGAGAATCGCAGTTACAACAGAGTCATAAGGCTTCTCAGCAGTTTTGCAGAAGTTGAAATCGTTATCTCCGACATGAAGCGAAAATGTTTCATGAGCGCCAGCGCCTTGTCCGTTAATCGCAACATGACTAATTCCAAATTGGGTTTCCATTGGAATTCCAGCCTCACGCGCAGTTTCAACGATTTCCTTAACACGATCTCTAACCGCGTCAAAGACTCCCTGAGTTAGCGGCTTTTCAAGTGTCCAGTAATGTGTGTACCCCATTTATTTTTCCCCCACTTTCTCGATAATTGCCTCTTTGATTTTGTCGGTGTCCTCTTTAGAAACTCCAACACCGATCACTACGATTTTATCTGTCCAGTTACTCATATCAAACTCCTACCTTGTAAGAATAACCAACCTTAGTATTGGTGGCTATGTCGCCGTCAAATTTCCAATCGCCAGCCTTGTCAAAACCAAGGAAGGAACCGCTAACACCCCCGCCTTCAGTCGCAAGATAAACGCCGACAGTATTGGCTTTAATAATTGTTCTAATATCGCCAACATTTAATCTGCCACCTTTAACTCCAGTAGCAAGCGCAAGAGTTTGAACCTTTGTGCCGACAGTTAGAGCCTTTTTGAAATCAGAATGTGTTTTCATTTTTCTCCCCTTAGATAGATACTTGCTCGGACACGATTATTACAACGCCTTCGCAGTAAAATTCTTTGAAACCGCAGAATTCAAACTGGGAACTACCTTCATGGCTAACTTCAACCACATGACCTTTTGAACAAGTCACCTTGTAGATTTTCTTGGACATTTGATTTCCTCTCTCTCGCTTACAGTCTAAGTATATCATACTCGGGTTAGTTATTCT